TCGGGCGGAAAATTCCTAATCATCGACACCTTTACAAACGGCAATTCAAAGCCAAGGAAGTATGTCAAAAACCTACTCAACGGAAGGAAGAGTGACCTTCTCTTCTCCCACGGTCATCAGGATCACAATGACGATGCTGAATGGTATATCAAAAACAACCTAATAAAACATCTTTATGTCAGCATGCACCAACCGGGGCAGGAAACACATAATGATAGGACAAGACAAAACAATATTATCTCACTTTGTAAGAGTAGAGGTATTCCCGTCACCCAATTGGGTACTGGAGATACTTTTAGCGTTGGTAAGGCAACTGTAAAAGTTCTGTATGCAAAATCAACCGGGGGTAATAATGCTAAGTCGCTTTGTCTCATGGTCACACTCAATGGGGTTAAGATTCTACTTTGCGGAGATGCTGAAACATCCACCGTGAAAGCAATGGTCAACAAGTACTCCATCTCATGTGATATAGTAAAGTTCAATCACCACGGGGTCAAAGAGAATAACCCTTCCATCTTTGCTGAAAAAGCGAAAGCGAGTTATGCGTTCTGCAATTGTTGTGATGAAGGCTCATCCACCTTTAGGAGTTGGGCAAAAGAATCCTACGCAAAATTTGAAGCGCAGAATACTAACTGTGTTTCAGTCCTGTACAATGGTGGAATTGTCTTCGACTGCTATGCCGGGGAATTCAACGTCTTGATGGGAAGGAACTATAAAACCGCCATTAGTAAGATTAAGCGTGACGGATTTGTTGTCGAAAAGCAGTTCCATTATTGCGACAAAGAGCCTTTACACATTACCAAGTCGATGGAGTATATCGACTTACAACTTGCTAAAGATACCATCTGCGGACGATTCGGCAACGGATCAGAGCGCACAGAGAAATTGAAGAGCAAAGCTGCTACCGTCCAGAAACTTGTCAACGGTCTTATCGGCGAATTTGCTGACAGGATGATTGCCGGGGAAGGCGGAAACGGTGAGGCAAACAGAACAGCTTGGCTGAGAAAATGCGGTTTCGTTTATGATCCCGCTGTTGCATACTCTGTCATTCAGAGCGAAGTGAATAGAAGAACGAAATAACTTTCAAGGGGTGTCCCAGTAACTTGGGATGCCCCTTTTATTGTCCTATAATATAAGTAACTATCATTTTATATATAAAGGAGACTTAAAATTGCCAGATGTATATCAAAGAGTCATCAAACGTGATGGCAAGGAAGTCGCATTCGACCCGTCAAAGATTGAAAACGCTATCAGGAAATCCAATGCAGAGGTAGACCCGGTACATCAGCTTTCGGACGCTCAGATTGAGGCTGTGGTTGACATGTTGACCGAGCAGATTAACGACATCCAACATGCTGTCAATGTGGAAGACATCCAAGACATGGTCGAAAAGGGAATCATGTCCGTCCGGGGTTACGAAGTTGCCCAGAAGTATGTCCGCTACCGCTATAAGAGAGAACTTGCGAGAAGAGCGAATACAACAGACCAGAACATCCTGTCGCTCATCAATCTGAGCAACGAGGAAATCAAGCAGGAAAATTCCAACAAGAACCCTGTCATCAATTCTACTCAGCGTGACTACATAGCAGGAGAAACCAGTAAGGACTTGACTGCTCGTGTTCTCATCCCGAAAGAAATCTGGGACGCACATGAACAAGGTATTATTCATTTCCATGATGCCGACTATTTCCTTCAGAGCGAACATAATTGCGATTTAATCGCACTCGATGACATGCTCCAGAACGGTACTGTCATCAGCGGGACTCTTATCGAAAAGCCTCACAGCTTTTATACAGCTTGCAATGTGACCACTCAGATTATTGCACAGGTAGCATCCAACCAGTATGGTGGGCAGTCTTTCTCTCTGGCACATCTTGCCCCGTTCGTACAGGTGAGTAGAGACAAGATCCGTCAGGAAGTCATCAATGAGCGTGAGCAGTGCGCTGAGAAACTTGACAGGGATATCATTGACCAGATTGTAAAGATCCGCCTCAAAAAAGAAATCACTGCGGGTATCCAGACTATCCAGTATCAACTGATTACCCTGATGACATGTAACGGGCAAGCACCGTTTGTTACGATGTGGATGTACCTTGATGAAGTCCCGGAAGGCAGAATCAGGGATGACCTTGCCATGCTTATCGAGGAAGTCCTTAATCAGAGAGTCCAAGGAACAAAAAATGAACAGGGTATCTGGGTAACCCCTGCTTTCCCGAAACTCATTTATGCCCTTGACGAGGACAACATCCGCCCCGGAACAAAGTATTGGGATCTGACCGTTCTGGCCGCAAAGTGTACAGCCAAGAGAATGGTTCCTGACTACATCTCCGTCAAGAAGATGAAGGAATACAAAAATGGAGATGTCTATCCGTGCATGGGTTAACTCATAACGGCTCATGTAAAACTTGGAGAACGCAAGCAAAAGCGGTGTGTGGTCAATAGACCATGCTAACGGTGAACACCATTATGGCAATACCGTGCCGAGCCTTTACATTACCTACCTCTGAAAAGAGGTACAAGATAAACAATAAACTTATTTATAAAGCAACAAATACCAGAAATAACAAGGTATATATAGGTCAGACAAACGACCTTAGAAGAAGAATAAGAGAACATAAAGGGCATGCTGTAAAAGACGGTGGTGCTTTCCATGATGACATCCAGAAGTACGGAATAGAGGCATTTAAGTTTGAGGTACTCATCGAGTGCGATGCAAACGATGCTGACGCATGGGAAAGAACATATATATCTTCCGCAAGAAAAAAGTACGGAAACGATAATGTGTATAACTACTGTGACGGCGGATTGGGTGGACAAACCCATGATGTAAGGGGGTCAAAGAATCCTCAGTACGGAAAGCATAAAACCCAAGAGGAAAAAGACAATCTTAGCAGAAAACTATCCGGGAAGAAAAAGCCAGAAGGTTTCGGTGATAAGGTGTCAAAAGCCTTAAAGGGTAAGCCAAAAAGCAAAGAGGCCGTCCTTAAAAAATCTCATGGTATATCTGTTATAAACCAGTTTACCGGGGAGATAATTAAGTTCGACTCTAAAGCAAGCATGGAGAGAACTCTTCACTGTTCTACTTCTACCATTATTAATGGGGGAAAGACAAAGACTGGTTACAAGTTGTATAAATTACATAAATAAGGTAGGTAACATAAAGGAAGGTGTAGAGACTATCGAAAGCACACAGAAATGTGGAAGTGAGTAGAGTAGGATGGAGATTAGCACCATTCGAAGCACCAAGATAGCGGAAACGCTATAAGAGATAGTCCAAACTGCGAAAGCAGTAAGTGTAGATCATTTTTAACGCCAGACACTGAAGGTCTGAACCCTGATGGAAGTCATAAGTATTACGGAAGATTTAACTGTGGTGTCGTAACTATCAACCTTGTTGATGTAGCATGCTCTTCCTACGGCGATATGGATAAGTTCTGGAAGATTCTGGAAGAAAGACTGGAACTCTGCCACCGGGCATTACAATGTAAGCATGAACGTCTTAGAGGCACTGTATCGGACGTTGCTCCTATCCTTTGGCAACATGGTGCGCTTGCACGGTTAAAGAAGGGCGAGAAGATTGACAAACTTCTTTATGGAAACTATTCCACAATCTCTCTTGGTTATGCCGGGATCTATGAGATGTGTGTCAGAATGACAGGAAAGTCGCACACCTCTGAAGAAGGCAAAAAGTTTGCTCTGGCCGTCATGCAGAAACTCAATGACAAATGTGCCGAGTGGAGAGCTGCAGAAAACATCAGCTACTCCGTTTATGGCACTCCTATGGAGACAACGACTTACAAGTTTGCCAAGTGTCTCCAGAAGCGATTCGGTATCATCAAGGATGTGACGGATCACAACTACATTACCAACTCGTATCACATCTCTGTCAGGGAAGAAATTGATGCCTACAGCAAGTTGAAGTTTGAATCGGAATTCCAGAAGTTGTCTCCCGGTGGAGCAATAAGTTATGTTGAAGTTCCGAACCTTCAGAACAACATCCCTGCCGTCATCAGTGTGGTGCAGTTTATCTACGACAATATCATGTATGCCGAACTCAACACCAAGAGCGATTACTGCTCTGTCTGCGGATTTGACGGAGAAATCCAGATCGTTGATGACCACGGCAAACTTGTCTGGGAATGCCCTAATTGTGGCAACCGGGATGAGTCAAAAATGTCAGTGACGAGACGGACATGCGGTTACCTTGGCAGTCAATACTGGAATCAAGGAAGGACTGCTGAGATCCGGGACAGAGTCCTGCATCTGTAATCCACAAGTTATCCACAAAGTTATCCACAATCATTATGCCCCCTGTGGTCGGAAGTTCCCGGCTATAGGGGGTCTTTTTCGCCTATTTTTATATGTAAATTGGGAGATAAACAGCCGACTTGGGAGATATGTATAGGAAACCAAAAATGTAACGTTATGTAACGCTTAGATATATGTCAGGATAAAATTTTTATAAACTTTCTAAAATTTTTATAAACTCAAAATTTTTGCTCTTGTTAAATATGTATAAAAACATAAAAACATGTAATCTGTACTTTTGTGAAAAGTGAACTACATTTACATCTTATGTAACGTTACAGTAACGTTACGGTAACGTTATTCCTCTTATTCTTATTCTTATATCTTTATCTTTATTCTTTTTCTTTTGCTTCTTTTCTTTTTCTTGTTTCTTTGGATCATCCCTTGATGTCTCCTCAACCTGTCAACAAGGGTCAATCGCCAGCCAGAAATCCCAGACGAATCTGGAAGAGAATGTCTTCGCTTGAAAAAGTGTCCACAGGTAATCTAAAACCGCCCAGAATCGCCCGGAAACGACCAGATATCCCTACTCATTGTTAAAGCGCAAGCTGCAGGATGACACTGCTCTACATGTTATATAACTTCTCCACTGACAGACTATTTAAGAGTCCTTGATTTTAGACTCCAATGAAGATAATATCTTTATAAGAACAAACGTTTGGAAAGGAGATATCGCAATGAGACAGATGATAAAAGACATGATAGACAGAATCGATGATTACGAGCTGCTTATGCTCATCTATGAAGTTATCCACAATTTGGTTCTCAAAAAAGAAAAGGGGGAGTAATCCCCCTTGTAATTTCAGCCAGAAATTTTATCAACCAGATACCTGATTGCTTTCTTTGTGTCCGGGTCGAGTCTCTGGTACTTGGATATCAATTCAAGCGCATCATTGTCAAACGCCATATCAGCAATGATTGATGCCTTTGACCTGACAGTACTGTCACCAAGTAAGTCAGATGCTGACAATCCGTATAAACCCAGAAGCACTTCTATTGTATCCGCATCAGGACGATGCCTGTCGTTTTCCCATTCGCTTATAGATGAATGGCTGATCTTCAAAATATTCGCCACTTCTTTTTGAGTCAGATGTTTATCAAGTCTGGCTGCCTTTAGTTTTTCTCCAAGTGTCATACATGTCACCTTCCTTTCTATCTTAATTATAAGCCAAAGCATGTTCGACATCAAATTAAAAAAATTCGAAAAAAATGAAATTTGTATATTGACTTCGAACCCTTATGGTGCTAACATAAGGATGTCGAAAGAAATGAACTCAACCACAAGAGTTCGAGTGAGTAGACAAGGCTATCTTGCGAGGGTATCAACACATAGAAAGGAGTGAAGAGATTGAAGTCCGTGGGACTCAAAATCAAAGAGTATATGGAAGAAAAGGGGATCAACCAGTCAGAGATTGCTGACATGGTGGGTATTCCGAGACCGAAACTCAACAAGATGCTTAATGGTGAGCAAAAAATCTCCCTTGATGATTACGAACTCATCTGTGGTGCGCTTGGAGTTGGTGTCGATGAATTCCTGTCCCCGAAGAGGATAGTGCTTTTATGATCTA